CACCACATGATCCGCCTTTCATTAAACTGCAAAGACTACATGACCCACCTTTTTGATAAGTGCCCATATTTGTATTAATATTTTCTGGTGGCGCACCTGATGTAGCTTGTTTTGAGTAATCTATAAAATTTGCGGGTTTCATACTATTGATACCATTACCACCTCTATATTTTCCTCCTGTAAATTTTGGTATTAAATTAGGTGGTTTATTAGTAAGAACTTGATTACCTGTAAATGCAAGAGGTGTGCTTGTTCCGCCTAAATATCTATAATTTTTTTTAGATTTTTTGTGTGAACAACCATTCATTTTATAAACTTTTTGATGTTTTTTTGAAGTTCTTTTTCCCATTTATAATATATAATAAGAAATTATTCAATATCTACGTGAGTTAAGAAATGTCTCCTACAACACATTTTTTTCATATTTAATTCATCTAAAACCTCCCCTTCAGGTGTTTTTTCATTAAATTCTTTTGTTAAATATAAAACTTTATCTATATCAATAGATTCACTATTACCTCTTTTTGCTAATTTTTTCTTACGCACTTGTTCCAAATAATATCTATATTTATTTGCAATTACCATGCCACATGTAAAACATTTAATTGGAATTATCATCGCTTATATACTATATAATAATATTCTTATATAGTTTTATTTTAATATCAATTTTTTATTTTAATACACCAACCGAAAGATTTATTTTAAATCTATTTTGGTGTCATTTTTCTTTTCAGACAATGTATACAAAGGTTTAAGCATCTAAGGACAACCTTTTCCATAACATTTTTCTTTATAATAATAATATTCTGGTTGTTTTCCAAATAATACACCATCTTTATTACCTGCTAAACATTTTTCATTATCACCATTTTTAGCTAATAGACAACAATCCATTGTTTTACAATCATTCGCTCTCATTTGTTTACAATATTTTTCTAAATTAGAACCACTTGTATTTCTACACCATGCGTCAGAAAAATTTGTTAATTCTTTTACTTCCTCTTCATCGCTTTTTTTACTAGCATATCCTTCTTTAAAATAATAATATTTAGTATAAAAAATAAAGTTTATAAATAATATAAATATCATTAATACACCAAAAAAAAAGTTTATTAAAGTTTTCTTATTTAATTTAGAAAATTTATTTTTATTCATATATTAAAAGTAAATATTTTATACATATTATATTATAATGACGAAATCATTGAAAAAAAATGCATCGCGTTTTGTTAAAAAATCTAATAAATCTTTAAAAAAAGTTCCTGGATACAATATAGGTGAAAAAGGTATTGGCAAAGTTTACGGAACTATGTCAACTGGTGCTAAAAGTGCGACTTCTCTTGCAAAAAATATTGGTGAAAAAGGTGTATCATTTGTTTATGGAACTATAAATTCTGGAGTTAATTTAGGTAAAAAGGGAATAAAAGGAATAGTTTCTAAATCTAAAGGTAGAAGAAGAAGAGGACGAAAAACTAGAAGATATTAAATTGTAGTCATTATAATTCCTTTAGAAGTTTTTACTTTTTTTAATTTTGTATTATTTTTATGTATGTCATTATGACACAACTCACATAATGTCATTAAATTCGCTAAATTATTTTTATGAAATACAGCATCGGTTGTTTTTATTATGCCAATTTCATTCGCATTTTGTTGATAATTTAAATGATGTACTTCTTTCCCTTTATTTTTTTCACAATTTTCGCACATATTTACAATCTTTAAAGAATTATATGAAGATGTCTTAAGTGAAAGTATACTACCCATTTCTGGTTTATATTTCATTCGTATTTCATAAGCTCTATCTAAAAAATCTTGAGGTAAATTTAAAGATTTACAAACTTCTAAACCATACATACTATCTCCTGCTCCATCTTTCAATTTTCTATCATAAACTAAGATATCATTCTCTTTATCATAAATTACTTCCATATGTTTTAAAATAACACTACTTAAACTTGTTATTTCTTCATAATTTACTATCTCATGCAAATGTGTAGCAAATATAAAAGTACTTTTACATTCATATAATTTCTGAATACCTGCTACAAAAATACTAATTGCACTTGATATTTCTGTTCCTGAACATAATTCATCTCCTAATATTAAACTATTCTCATCTGCTAATCTTAATATTGTGCGCAATTCAGACATCTCAACTGCAAATGTAGATAACCCTTTAAAAATATTATCATTACCAATAATACGTGTAAATATATATTTATAAGGGAAAAATTCAAATTCGGATGCAGGTACATATAATCCTGATTGAGCCATAATAATAGCAACACCAATTGATTTTATAAAACTAGTTTTACCAACCGCATTAGTACCATATAATAACATTCCATCTGTTTTTCCATCACCGAGAATAATATCATTTGTTACATAAATTTCATTATTTTGAAATTGTTCTATTAAACAATGACGTAAATTTGTTGCATTTATAAACGATTTATCAGAATCTACAATAACCGGTTTGCAATAATTATATTTTCTTGCTATGCTCGCTTTTGTATATAACAAGTCAATATATGTAACAAATTGAATTATTACCTCTAACTCTTTTTGATAATCTTCAAATTTAGAAATAAATTTATTGTATACAAAATTAATAAGATCTTTCATAGAATTTTTTAATATTGAAATACTTTTACATAAACTTTTAATTTGTTCATCCATAATAAAATTATTACATGAACTTTGCTTTTCAAAAGTAAATTGCGTTTTAGATATTTTGAATTCGAATGTTTTTACATCTGTTGAATTTATGTTATATTGTAATGTAACGATTGAAGATTCTTTAGGCAAAGAATCTTGTAATAATTTACATCTTCTACTAGTACATATTAATCCATAACTATTCTTTTCAGTTTCATGAATCTTTACGTAATCATTATTATTTTTTTTACCTTTATCTTCAATGAGAGAAGTAAGATAATTTTTAATAGATTGTAATTTAGATTCAGATTCTTTTAAAGATTCTGTTTTTTTATCTAATTCTACATCTACTCCATTATTAATAAAATTTATTTCAAAATTTTGATTTTGTTCCAAATCTTGTGCAAAATTTATATTTAAATGAAATTGTATAAATTCTTTTATTTTATTACAAAATTTATCACAATGTATTATATCTTTTTCAAAAAATTGCAAATATTCCATAATTTTAAAATTTTTAGAAAATTTATTATAAATATTATCTATTGTTGAAATATTTTCATATAAATTATAAATTTTTTTAGGAGATATTTTTTTCAAGAAAATTTGACGTTCTATTTTAGATATATCTTTAATTGTACAAAGATAATTTTTAACTTCATTACTATATTCATTATATACATTTAAAAAATATTCAGTTATATCATATTCTTTTTGTAAATATACTTTATCATATACAGGATTTAACAAATTTTGACTAAATTTACGCTTACCCATAGGTGTTAAGCATTCATTTAACATATTACTAATACATGAATATTTATTAGACTTTATATTACCATCATCAATCATATTTAATTGTTTTAAAGAATGATTCGCTAGAACTAACTTGGTAGAACAATTCTCAAAAATAGGTTCTAAAATATTGTTAACAAGTCGAGGATTATGTTGATATACAAAATCTAATAAAAAACAAAATGCTTGTGTAGCTATATTATTATCATAAAAATTTTGAATAAATGTTTGAAAATCATTAAATTTATAAAATTTAGAGAGAACTTCTGTTTGATATGTTTGTTTTTCGCAGTTTGTTGCATGTTTTATTTTTACATCATCTAATTTATCATTTGATAAATGTATTTTATGTATTAAACTACAACTTATTCCAGCATAATTAATTATCAAATCTATTTCTTTTTCATTTGGCAAATTAGAAATAATGATTACTTCACTTGGATTATAAATAGAAATAAAACGTTCTAATTCATCATATGTTGTAGGATTATTTAAATAAATTTCTTTAAATTGAAATATACTTGTTTTTCCAGTATAAATATCAATATTTGCTACACCAACTACAACATATTTACCTTTTAATAAAACTTTATTTTCAATATAATCAATCCAAATACAACTAATAGAATTAGTTAAATTTTTTGATTCTTCATGAAAATAAGTACCTGGACTAAAAATACCAGTTAAACTTCTTGTAGTATTTTTGGCAGATTCATCTTGTTGATAAACAACTGCAGTGAATCCTCTTTGTTGTATTTTTTTTATATATTTTTCAATATGAGTATCTTTAAAACCTGCCATCATTACATTATCAGTTCCAATGTAACTATTTTTTTCTGCAACATTTAGTTCACACATTTGAGAGAAATCTATAATTTTGCTACCATAAATAGTTTCAGTTGTTTTATTTTGAATGCCATACACTTCAAAAAATCCACCAACTTGCATTAATAATATTGTATTATCACCATATTCTTCTTGATATTTTTTTGTTAATTCAAAATATTCTTTAATGAGTGCCATTATATAATTTATTATGTTATCTTTAATATTAAATTATATATTAAATTATGTTATTCAGTTTTAACATTAACGATTGCAGATAAAGTTGTTAAAAAAATTGTTGACATAAGTAAAAATTGATAATTTGTAATTGAATGTATGAATATTTTAATATTTATATATTTTTCTTCTTCGAAATATTTTCCTATTTTACCACATTTTGAATCATCATATCTACATCTGTCAGCATATCCATATGTTATTTTATCAGTAACTATATCTTTATCTACAAATACTTGACATTTACTAAAACATGATGTAAAATCATTATTAAATTTATCTGGTTTATAATAAACACAATTTCTACAACTTGGCAAATTTCCATTATTAATTATTTTATTACAATTAACTAGATAAAATAAAAAATAGATAATTCTCATATTAGTTAATTATATTTGTTAATTTGTCTTTAAATCTATTTTTTATCTTTTTCATATCGTTCTTCAACCATTAAAATTTTCTCTACGTCACACCATTCTTTATTATCAAATAATTTGGATTCTATTATTTCTTTATATTTAGATGTTAGATATTCATTATTGAATTCATTTTGAGAATATATTAAATATGGTATCATTCTAGGTTTTAGATGATATTTTATTAATTTTTCTTTTTTTAAATAATGTTTATCTTTTGCTATCATATTCAATTGGGATAAAGCATCTAAAATACTAAAATCAGCACCAGTATCATAGTAACAACCTCTTTCTCTTTTTATGTTTATAGTATCATAATTTTCCTTATTATAATAATAAACATGTAAATTTTTTTCAATATAATAATCACAACCCATTAAAAATTTTGATTTATTAATTGATTTGTTTAATTTATAACTAGTAAATGTAAATGAATTATATAAATTTAAAAAAAATATCAATGAACAAAATTTAAATAAAAACATTTAATGTAAATTAATATTAAATAATGCATTTAAGTGTTTTACATAAATATTTTAAATTATCTAAAACTCTTTATCTTCTTTTGAAAAGTTATGTAGTAGTATTTCGCTATTACTATTTGTAATTTCACCAGATAACATGGATGATTCATAAAGTTTCCGAATTACATCATTTGGCGCATTACTACCTATCTTAATTAAATTATGATCTCTTAAATAAGTTTTAATTTCATTTATTGGTTTTTTCTTTAACTCCTTTTGTGCATTTATAATATGTTTTCTAGTTCTTCTGTCTTTAATTAATACTCCTACTGCTTTTTTAATACTTGATTTGCCTAAGGTATACTTTCTTTTAATTGTTCTTTTAGTAATTTTTTTTGTTCCAATATTTTCTTCATTTAAAATATTTGTTTTTTCTTCTAGAACAAATTGTTGCGGTTTTTCTTGTATGTCTCCAGGCATTTCTTCTGTTATAATTTGAACTTGTTGAGGTTTTTGTTCAGGTTTTTGTTCTGTTATAATTTGAACTTGTTGATGTTTTTGTTGTGGTATAACTTCATTTTTTTTATTTTTTAATTTCTCTCTAAGATTTTGCAAACGTGATTCACGTTCTATTTTTTCTTTACTTAATCCACTATTTTGAATTGTTAATGCTACGTTTGGATTAGTAACAATGTTGTTTCTTTGATTCATTGACCAATTTCTATAAGTTGGTTTTATACCGCCTTTCAATATACCATAAGGAACATTATCAACTTTATATTTGTTCAATACAATTGAGCTCGTTTCCACTTTATTTTCACTATTTATAGAAATTTTTAATTCTTCTGGTAAATCAATATTAACATATTGGTGTTGGTTTAGGTTTTCTACATTATTTTCACGATTTTTAATCGTTTTTTTTTCTAATAATTCTTTTTTCTTTTGTTTTTGTTTTTCATAATTTGTTTTTTCATCATTCACTTTTTTTTGTTTTGATAATGTTTGCAAATAATTTATAGATTCATTAAACTCATCTGTATAATTATTATTTGTATCATTCTTTATAATATCTGGTTCTTTTTTTTTTATATCTATACTTTCTGTTTCACGTTGTTTATGTTCTTTAATACGTTTTAATAGTTTATTTTTCAAAATATTTGGATTTATTAATGGTTTTACTGGATTTGCACTTTTTTTCTCTTTATTTTTCTTTGTTTTTGAATTACTTATACTAAATAAAGATGGATTTATTGCAATTGTTTTATTTGACATATTATTAAATAAAATATATAAAATATAAATAAAATTTAAACTATATTATGAATATAATGTTATATTATGAATATAATGTTATATTATAAATACAATTGTATTATACAAATATTTTTTTGTATCTAATTCACTTTTGCATATTTAAAACGCCCAACTATATTTTTGTGTCATTTTTCTTTTTGGTCGGTGTAATTAAGTATTTCCTATTTATATAATAATTATATATAATTTAAAATATAACCATGTATAATAAGACAAATTTTGTTATTATATAAAAACAATTTAAAAATAAATTGAAATGTAAATTAACCAAAAATATGATGGAATATACTGATATGGAAAACAATTTTAGTTCATTATTTGACATTGCAAGTGAGCCTTACATTGAAACACCATGGTCTATTATTGAATCATATTTTAAAGGTCAACATTTAAAAAGGTTTGTAAGACATCAATTGGAATCGTATAATAATTTTGTTGGATACCAAATTATTAAAACAATAGAAATGTTTAATCCTCTTCATATCGCATCTGAACAAGATTACGATCCTGAATCAAAAAAACATTCACTTGAAATATTTATTACTTTTGAAAATTTTCATATATACAGACCTCAAATACATGAAAACAATGGTGCTATAAAATTAATGTTTCCTCAAGAAGCTCGCCTCCGTAATTTCACATATGCTTCTGCAACTACTATCGATATTAACATTAAATATGTTGTTAGAAATGGTCCTAACTTGGAAAATACACAAATCTTTTATAAAACAATTCCTAAAGTACATATTGGCAAATTACCTATTATGTTGAAATCTAATATTTGTATATTAAATCAATACAAACATTTTGAAAACACACAAACAGGAGAATGTAAATTCGATTCAGGTGGATATTTCATTATTAATGGATCTGAGAAAATTGTATTAGGTCAAGAAAGAGCCGCTGAAAATCGCGTATATTGTTTTGTTAGCTCAAAAAATGATAATAAATATACTTGGAAAGCTGAAGTTAAATCTGTGCCTGACTTTAAATGCATTTCTCCAAAACAAATTAATATGTTAATACGTTCTAAAAACTCTATTACCAAAAATGAAGATTCTAAAAGTAATGAACCTAAAACTAAAGGTCTTAGCAATGCTATATGTGTTGAATTACCTAGAGTTAAACAACCGATACCATTATTTATCGTTTTTAGAGCATTGGGTGTTATATCAGATAAAGAAATTTGTGAAAAAATTCTATTAAAAATCGATGGATTGCAAGGCAAAAATAAAGAAATGCTAGAATTTTTGCAACCATCTGTTATAGAAGCAAATAAATATATCACACAAGATGAGTGTATTAAATTTATTACTAGTTTTGTTATGTATACACCAATCAATATGGATAAAGAAACTGGAGCTAAAAAAAAGCATGAGTTTACATTAGAAATTTTGCATAATGACTTATTTCCTCATTGTCATAACATGCAACAAAAAATATATTTCCTTGGATATATGACTAATAGATTATTAATGGCTTCATTTGAACAAACTAAACAAGATGATAGAGACTCTTATTTAAATAAACGTATTGATTGTGTAGGCTCTTTACTTAATAATCTGTATAGAAATTACTTTAATAAATTGGTTAAAGATATGGAAAAACAAGTTATCCGAGAAATTAATACTGGCTCATGGAAATCAACCGATGACTACGAAAATATTATTAATATGACTAATATATATAAAATTATTAAATCCACCACAATTGAAAATGGCATTAAACGCGCTCTTTCTACTGGTGATTTTGGCATTAAACATACTAATTCTAATAAAGTTGGCGTTGCACAAGTCCTTAATCGATTAAATTATGTTTCTAGTTTAAGTCACGCTCGTAGAATTTCTACACCAACAGATAAAAGTGGCAAATTAATTCCTCCTCGTAAACTACATAATACATCATGGGGTTTTCTGTGTCCTGCAGAATGTTTTGATCCAGAAACACCCATACTGATGTGGGATGGAACTTCTAAACGAGCTGGTGATATAGAAATTGGCAATGTTCTTGTAGATGATCTTGGTAATCCTACTAAAGTGCGCACTACATGTTCGGGATTTAAAAATATGTATGATATTATTCCAGATAAATCCAATTTCCTAAAACATAGAGTAACAGATAACCATATATTATCACTTAAAATACGGAAATACAAAGTCATTCAAAAATCAAATAGAAAAGATAGAAATTATTCTTATTCTGTAGAATATTTTAATCGTCTAGAAATGAAATTTCAAAATAAATATTTCAATTCTTTAAATGATGCTCAAGAATTCGTAAATAATTTTGATGATGATAATACTCTTGATATAACTATTGAAAATTACTTAAAATTAAATAAAAAAACTAAAGATAATTTAGTTATATTCAAAACAGATGGCATAAATTGGGAGAAAAAAGAAGTTGAAATGGACCCATATTTTCTTGGTATGTGGTTAGGTGATGGTCTTAGTGATGGAACAGGATTTTCTTTAAATTATAAAACAGACGTTGAGACTTTAGTTTACTGGAAAAAATGGGCTCAAGAAAATGGAGCAATCATTAAAAAAGGTAAAAGATATAACTTTTCAATTGTTTCTATAAAAAATAAAGAAGCAACTGCATCTGGTTTATGTAACAGGATAGAAGAAGCACCTTTAAAAAAATATCTTCGCAAATATAATCTTTTAAAGAATAAACATATTCCAAATGAATATCTTACAAATGATAGAGAAACACGACTCAAATTATTAGCAGGATTAATAGATACGGATGGTTCTGTTCGTGCAGAAGGTCACGAAATTCGAATTTGTCAAGGACCTTCCAATTATAGAATTATTGATGATGCTTATACTTTAGCAATGTCTCTAGGTTTTTCATGTGGAGTAAAAGAAGGGAAAAGTCAATGGACGGATGAAAAAAGTAATGAAACAAAATTTAGCACATATAAAGAATTATCTATTACTGGACATAAAATCTTTGAAATACCAACACTCCTTCCACGTAAAAAATTAGCTCTTCCAAAAAATGAAACTCATATTTTAAGGAGCAAATCATTTATGTGCAGTAAATTTACGTTAACAGAAGTAGGCATTGGTCCTTATGTTGGATGGCAACTACATGATAAACGTGGTAGATTTTGCCTCAAAGATGGCACAGCTGTTCATAATACCCCAGAAGGACAATCTGTTGGTATTGTGAAAAATCTTAGTTACATGACACATATTACTACTTATTCCAATTCAGAACCTTTGTATGAATACGTATTACCACATGTAGAACAAATTGGAGATCAACTTGCATCTGCTGATATGCATAACAAAGCTAAGGTTTTTATTAATGGAGCATGGATCGGCATTACAGATGAACCAGAAAAATTGTATACAATGTTAAAAGACAAGAAATACAAAGGAATTATTAATATTTATACATCCATTGTATTTGATTATAAAATGTGTGAAATCAGAATTTGCAATGATAGTGGAAGAATGTCTCGTCCTCTACTTCGCATTAAAAATAAAAATATTATCATTAACAATGATTTAATAGCCAAATTAAATACAAGTGAATTAATTTGGGATGATTTATTGTCTTCTTCTAAATTAGCAGATTCCATCTTAGAATATATCGATCCTGAAGAACAAAGTTGGTCTCTAATTGCAACTAAACCTCTCGATATTATTGACACCAATAATGGTATTTGTAAGTTTACTCATTGCGAAATTCATCCTTCTACTATTTTCGGCGTTTTGGCTTCTTGTATTCCATTTCCTGAAAATAATCAATCGCCCAGAAATTGTTACCAATGTGCTCAGGGAAAACAAGCAATGGGTGTATATGTAACCAACTATGAAAACCGAATGGATAAAACAGCTTATGTGCTCAACTATCCTATGCGACCTCTTGTTGACACACGTCTTATGAACTTGATTGAATTGAATAAAATCCCATCTGGAACACAAGTTATTGTCGCCATTATGACGCACACTGGATACAATCAAGAAGATTCATTGCTTATCAATAAAGGATCGATTGATCGAGGAATGTCGCTTGTAACTGTATACCATACTGAAAAAGATGAAGATAAACAAAAAATTAACGGAGATGAAGAAATACGATGCAAACCTGATGCTACAAAAACAAAAGGAATGAAAATTGGTAATTATAACAAAGTCAATTCTAAAGGTGTCATACCGGAGAACACTTTAGTTCAAAATCGCGACATCATTATTGCTAAAGTGACACCTATTAAAGAAAATAGAAATGATCATACAAAAGTGATTAAATTTGAAGACCATAGCAAAATATTCAAGACCAATGAAGAGACCTATATTGATAAAAATTATATTGACCGAAATGGTGAAGGATATAATTTTGCAAAGGTTCGGTTGAGAACTATCAGGAAACCTGTTATTGGTGATAAATTTTGTGCACTTCCAACACAACAAGTATTGACTAATAAAGGTTGGATTGAAATTAAAGATGTTGATATAAATATGCATAAATTGGCAACACTTGACATTCATGGAAACATGTGTTATGAATACCCAGTTGCCAAATATGAATATGAACATAATGATAAAATGTATTATTTAAAAAATAAACAAGTGCACGTTATATGTACATTGAATCACAAGTTATATGTGAAAAAACGTTCTGCTAAATCTTATCAACTAATTGAAGCAAAAGATGTAATGAGAAAAATGGTACGATTTCAAAAGACAATGAACAACGTAAATCCAGATATCGAATTTATTACATTTGGAGAAGAACAATATAAAATGGATAATTGGCTACAATTGTTGGGAATGTTTATTGCAGATGGTTATTGTTATAATAATATTGTTTATATAACTGCTTTAAAAGAAAGAAAAATTCAATTTAATAAAATGATTTTAGAAAATCTAAAAATACAATATACATATAGTAAAGATGGAAAATATATTATATATGGTAAACAATATAATGAGATTTGTAACCATTTAACTGAATTAAGTTTAGGCGCATTGAATAAAAAATTACCAGAATATGTGTTTAGTCTATCACAAAGTCAATCTCGTATATTATTGGAAGCTCTTTTACAAGGGGATGGTTCTAGTATGGAATACAAAGGAGAAACATTTGACAGATATGGAACAATTAGCATACAATTAGCCAATGATATTACAAGATTAGCTCTTCATTGTGGGTATTCTGGTATTGTTAAAATATCTGAAGAACCAACAGGCATTGCAAGAATTGGTAAACGAAATTTGGGTTCAAGAGCTGGGGAAGAAGTTTCAATAACTCAAAAACATACGTATTATAAAGTGTCTATCATTACAAAACAAAATGAACCATGGATTAATAAAAAAGTAAACGAATCTAATGAAGAAAAAATGATTGATTATGAAGGAAAAGTCTATTGTGTAGAAATGTCAAGTTCACACACATATTATATGCGTGAAACAACTTTTAGTCCTTGTTTAATATTAGGTAATAGTTCAAGACATGGGCAGAAAGGAACCATAGGTAACATAATTCCCGAGTGCGACATGCCATTTACCAGTTCAGGCGTCAGACCCGACATCATTATTAATCCACATGCAATACC